TAATTTTTTAAAAATTTCCATTATATACTATATTAATATTTTATGGTATCTTTGTAAAAAAGTATTTATTACGAATCAATAATGTGAAAATTCCTAAATGTAGTAGAAAACTAATACATATAAAAATCAAAGACAAATAGATATAGGGATATATGATTGATAATACCATATCAACTATGGGAGACATCAAGTTTTTTAACTCATTTTTAACATCATCACGTTTAAGTATACTTAAACATGTTTGAGTTAATTGTGATTCCATATAATGGACGGGTACTATTTATTTAAGTTTCAATCCTATTATTTTATTATAAGCAAACAATAATGAATACCCACGAACCCGACGCGTCGTTCCAGTTTAACAATATGATATTAGGGAGTCCTTATGCGTTGAAAGGTGGAGGAGAATATTTTACTAAACTTAGTATTAATAATACCCCGATATATGTGCAATTACCTAAATGTTCTAGCACAAATGGGATTGTTACTACTAAACGCAATAGTTATATAGATTTATTGTATCGATGCGAAGACAATCAAGTATTGTTAGATTGGTTAACTGCTTTAGAGGATTCCTGTAGAGAATTAATAGATCAAAAAAAAAGTATGTGGTTTTCAAATGACCCGTCAAGGTCTGATATAACAAGAATGATGGGACCAATATCTAGAGAATTTATATCAGGAAAAAAGATTATCGTGAGAGGAAATATCGACCTACATATATCTAAAGAGTCCGATTGCAGAATATATGATGAGAAGGAGACCGAAATAACTGACGTTGGTGCAATAACACCTACTATTGAATTTATCCCACTTATATGCATAGAAGGTATAAAATTTTCTACCAGAACCATCGAAATCGTGCTTCGAGTACAGCAAATAATGACATTATCTCAATCAATCCTTAAAAATGCGTGTATGATACGAAGGAGCAGTAATGATACTTCATTTAGTAATAATATCAAGAAATCTAACCAGGAATCTTGTCAGTCAGTTAACCTAGATAGGTCCAATATGAGTAATCCACTACGACCATCTTCGGTGCAAAATACTTCGGTGCAAAATACTTCGGTGCATGAAATATCTGAGGGTTTACCACAGATGAAGTTAATTAGACATAATAATATTATTAATGATGCTGGGTCAGAGGCATCTAAATATTCAAATAAGCATTTAGTAGATAGTTCCATGAGTGGAGGAGATATACCACTTGGCGAAATTAGTGAATTGCCCGCGGACCTAGATACTAAACTAGCGAATAAATTAAAAGAAGTCACCGTAACCGATGCCTCGGCAACAAATACCATAGTACTCAAGGAACCAGACGAAGTATATTATAATTTATATAAAGTGGCAAAGGAAAAGGCTAAACAAATGAAGAAAGAGGCAGTACATGCCTATTTCGAGGCAAAGCAGATTAAGACGAAATATAGGTTACAAGATTTGGAAGAATCAGAAGTGGAATCTAGCATTAATACCAATTATTAAAGCAGTAAACCCATTTTTTTTCTCGTAGCCTTAATATATAGATGTCTAGCATGGTAAAGGATTTAACGAAGCAATTTAAGGGACGTCATTCGCAATTACTATTGGGTGTTGCCATAATATTTATAGGGTATCTAATGTATAGATATGTTAATAGGTCGAATAGTGACAGAGATTATATGTCTAGCGGACGCCTAACTAAATCTGCCTATTCCACGACGACCTCGGATAAGGGTTCGGTTCGACCAGCAAACCCTCAGGGAGAAAATGAGCAATATATGAAGGTCGATGATATTGAGGGACAAGTATATCCTTCCTCTGATAATAGTGGTCAATCAACTATATCGGCTTCTGACCTACTACCTAAGGACAGTAATTCACAATTTCAAAGATTAAGTCCCAATGGCGTGGGAAATTTACAAGATGTCAACCTTCTCAAGGCCGGGTATAATAATGGCATTGATACAATAGGAAGTTCATTGCGAAACGCCAACCTACAACTTCGTTCTGAACCACCTAACCCAACCTCAAAGGTCAGTCCGTGGATGAACTCTACCATTGAACCAGATTTAATGCGCGTACCTCTTGAAATTGGTGGATGTAATTAAATAAGATTACTTTAGGATTAATGATATAGTTATTAGATAAAAGAATATCACTAATTATTATAATGATATTTTCTTTAAAAAAAGAAAATATCCTTGCTATTGCATTGATAACAATGATAATATTTACAACTATAAAAATGACCAAGGAATCTGAATACTATAATTTAAAATGTATAATTTCAAAGGTGGATGGGAATACCTATTGCGTTAGAGATAGACGTCAGATGGAAAGATCTGCTGACATATTGGCTAAAACCACTGGTAAAATGCAAGCACTGGTGGACCACTGTTATAAGGAATATCCCACAAGAGGTAATATAAGTCGATTAAAAGAGAAGTTTAATCCAACTAAAATACAAGAAACACTTCCCAATAGCGAGTACACTGCCTATAGTGAGAATAAAGGTGAAAAAATAGCCTTTTGCCTTGACAAGCAAAAAAATAGCGGTGGATTAATTGACCAAAATACACTAACGTTTGTCGCCATACACGAACTTGCACATGTAGCATCTTTATCGACTCAGCACGATGACGAGTTTTGGTCAAACTTTAAATTTTTATTAATAGAGGCACAGAAAATAAAAATATATACTCCGAGGGACTACAAGAATAATACTCAGGAGTATTGTGGAATGGATATTGTAGATAATCCATATTATGATTATAATACCTAAAGTATTAAGTATCAATATAAGGTTATATTGATATAGGAATAAAATCACATTATATTAATATATAATATGACTGATGTGTACAAAATATGTTATGTTGATAATAATATAGTGCAAAAAATATATGTATTTATTGGTTCCAGAGTAATTCCAAATAAGGAGGTAGACCTAACCTCGTTGTATACAAAGGACCCAACAAATACCATATTTAGTAATATTTTTTCTGTTGAAGAGAAAAAAGATATTATTGAGGCAGAAATAATATTTTTCCCTATGGAAATACATTTAGATGATACTATCGAAACCATAAAAAAAAAATATATCATTGCGGCCAAGGAAGAGTCACCTACCTATTCGGGATTATATTTATATACAAAGACAGAACAGAAATTAGATCCCTATAAGGTATTTCAATTACTTACGCATAACGGAGACATCGAGTTAACAAGAGATATATTAATCCAATACTTACTTAACATCGACGACGTCAATATAGATAGCCTGCCTGTAAAAGACGTATACGACTATGATGACATGATACTAGTGAATTTAAAGGTTAATGATAAGTGGGCAATGTCAATCCCCTTTGGTCAAACAATACAGGTAGGGAATGAACCATATATTTATCCTATAAACCCGTTTAATGTTCTGGAATATGATGATTATTTAACTACCCATGTCAGCGACATTTTAGTAACGACTAATCATAATTTGCTAATGGAATACCCCGATATGCATCGAAATACCATTTATGCTTGTCATGCACAAGATGTATTATCTTATGCGGACAATTCCGACCTATCACAAGAATCGACCATATCAATTTATTATCCCTATTTAAAGGCCGCCGAAATCTCTTCTTTAGGCCAGTATATGTCCTCGCTCGAACAACTAAAGGTCGAGACCGATAACCTAGTAAATGATGTAGTTTGGTATAAGAATATTCAAAATGTGGATATTTTATATGACGTAAATCATAGTAAAACAGGTGAACCAATACTCATGGCAAATGGGGTAAAAAAAATACGTATAACTTTAAGCCCCGATTATGCGTATAAATTACCTTTGGATGTGGTATTTAAATTAGTGCATGCTACACAAAAGACCCCTCTTATTAAATTTAATCCTACAAAACGCCAAGAGAATATTTACCGCATATATACGGATCGTGTAGCAATTAATGGTAAAAAAATACCTTATCTATCAAAGGGGATTATATTTAAATATATGAAACTAATGGCCAATTCTAAGGAGGTGGCCATATATATTCAGCCAGAGGATCTACCATCTCCAATTATCCTTAGTTTTTATGACAATGGTAATATAGAAGCCTTTCTAGATATGCCTGATATAATGAGTGTGGAACAAATAGACGTATTACTTACCAGAGAATGTAATCCGATAATTGATATAGTGGCACAATATTTACAACAAAGTGGATATACCATGAAACTGTTTGAAAGTATTAGAAATGGAGATATAGAAATAAGCGATGTAGAATATATTATTAAATCTAAACTTAGTAAAAAACTAAAATTATCATCATTAAATAAATGTATATCTAGTATCTTTAATATAATTAGCGACGATTCAGCAAATGGCATTATCATGAGATTCAAAAAGGTAGCAAATTATAATGAAATGGATAGCCAGGAAGCATATATAGTTGAATCACTTAACGCTGGTGCAAGAGATTTAGACATAATGAAAGGATTGGTAGAGAATTTTCACATTCGAACGGAAGAAGAGGCACGTACTAAATTAGTTGAATTTATATCCCGCCAGCAAGTAGTTCAACAAGCCTTTAAGAATAAGCGAATTAAAATTAAAAATAATCCAGGATTTCTTACCCACATGACAATGGAAAAATTTGAGGCAAATATAATAACCACCGTATTCGGTATAAACGCCATTGGTTATTTAGATACTATTCCCAAATATATTACCAGCATCATGATAATATCTCAAACTCCAACCGCTTCTCTAGTACCATTAGAAAGAATCAATACATTATGTAAGGGAAAATCATTGGCATTAGACACTATTATAAAAGAAGACATATCGGCTAAGCCTGTGCTGGCCAAGGTAACGGCGATAGGGTTTAATACCCTTCAGGAAGATGCACCAGTGGCAGATATGCAGCAGGATTTACTAGCAATGCTTATGGACGACGACGAAGATAGTGACGAAGATAGTGACGAAGATAGTGACGAAGAAAGCGATGAAGAGGGTATAACAGGCGGCGCACCGTCCCCTGAAGAAATTACCAAGGACATTACTGGTTTGAGTTTGTCGAACCCAAACCCCTTTTCAGAGAGGTTAAAGTCGCGGGAACCAACCCTGTTCCTAACAAATCCCAGCCCAGGATATAACTCTTATTCTAGAAGTTGTCCGTCAAGTACTAGGCGTCAACCTGTAATTTTAACCCAAGAGGAAAAGGATAAAATAGATAAGGAGCATCCAGGTTCTTATGAGCATTCTATTTCTTATCAATCAACCAAAGGAGGTCCGAGTTATCATTATATATGTCCTAGGTACTGGAGTTTGAAGGAGGGTGTTAGTTTGACCCCCGAAGAAGCGGCATCAGGTAAATATGGTGATATTATTCCAAAAAAAACTAAAAATAACGTAGTTCCACCAAATGGTGGAGTATACGAATTTGATAGTAGTTATTATAGAAACGATGTAGGAAAATACGAAGGAGCTCACCCGGGATTTATGAAACCATCAAAACACCAAGATGGCAAGTGTATGCCATGCTGCTTCAAAGCATGGGACACTCCTGCGCATATTAGTCTTAGAAATAAATGTGATGTGTCAAAGCCCAAGGGGGATAAACCAGTCGCATCCTTGACCAATGGTTCTGTTACCGAAGATAAACTACCTATTTCAGACCCAGACGATAAGGAAGAGGCTAGTATTAAAAAACCAGGCTATAATCATGAACGATTTGACGAATACGTGAAGGGGCCAGAAAAATTTCCATTGGAACTGGGTCGCATCGGATATTTGCCTATAAATATACAACGGTTTTTACATACAGATAATAAAAAGTGTCAAATAAGTTCCCATAACACCAACATTAAATTAAATACCACGTGTTTGGTACGACTTGGAGTTGAGAGGAGCATTAACCAATCCTTTATATCTACTATAGCATACATATATGCAGATACTTTACCTAGTAAGAAGGTGCCTACCATTAAAGAAATGAAAGAAGTGTTACTACAAGCATTAGATATAGATATTTTTATTTCAATACAAAACGGAAGTCTATCAACTATATTCTATAAGGACGAGAGTCTAGATATTGATATAGAACAACACAACCGCTCTATTATTTATAAAAATACTAATATGAGTAATATAGACGAGGTAAAAGGCTTAAAAAAAATAGCGGTGGCCTTTAATAATTATAAATCCTTTATACTAGACCCTACTATAATCATTGGATATGAATATTTATGGGACTTGATATGTTTCAATAATCCTAAATTATTTACAAAGGGATTAAATTTGGTAGTATTAGAAGCCCTTGAGGACGATATGACGGGAAATGTTAGCGTTATATGCCCCACCAATCATTATTCCAGTGCCTTTTTCGATATTAATAAAAAGGTAGCCATATTAATTAAGAAAGATGGATTATTTGAGCCAATCATATCATACGAGGACCAAGGTAAAAGATACGTAATAAATAGACGATTCAGTCTAAAATATAAGGATATGCTCCCCAATTTAAAGGCCGTGATAGACTCTATTAGGAGGTCCATGACAGATAAATGTATCCCTTTGCCTAGCAGACCCAATGTTTATAAATTTGCTACGAATCTTCCGTTGTCGCGTGTTATATATTTACTCAAACTTAAAAAATATGTCATTTCAAATCAAATCATCAATAATAATGCAAAGGTTATTGGAGTAGAAGTAACTAAAGGAGACCTCAGGGGTATGGTACCTTGTTTTCCTTCTTCTCCTGATTTATCCATAGAAGGATATACACGAATTGACGATTATCTAGGTAATAGTTATTCGGATACCAAGCAATTTTTAACTAAAATAAATAAGGATACTAATGGTAAACTTCCAATATTACCCTCCATTAAAGTAATAGATGACGACTTAATCGTCGGAATAATTACCCAGTCAAATCAATTTGTCCCAATTAACCCACCCATACAAGACGTATATGGGGATGACCTGAAAACAGTAACTGATATGGATTATATTAATGTAAATAATATATCAATGATAAATAAAAGCACTGATAAAAAGAGACTTAAATACATGAAGCGCATCAAATTAGAGACAGGGTTTTATAATACTTTTAGAAATATGGTGAGAATGATGCTTGGACAATACAAGTATAATTCCATTCGTCAAGAAATAGAACAACTAGTATCAAATGTCAAATTATCATACTTAACTAAAATACGGCAAGTGGATGCAAAAATACATTTGCTAGTCAATGGATTAATTAGTTTTACTAAATTAGATAAGTCGATCATATCTAGCATTCATACGGTTACAAATTGTAATACTCTGAGCAAGGACAAGTGTAATGAAAAACTCAATTGTGTTGCTACGGATGGCAACTGTGTATTACTGTTGCCTAAAATCAATCTTATAAATGACGTGGACAATGAAGCTATGTATTTTGGGAAAATTTCGGATGAAATAGTTAGGTACAGTCGTATTAGATCATTTATATTTGAACCTAAATCTTTTTTAAGTTTCACCGTACTAAAGTATAATCTCTCCGAGGATGAGATAATTTTATTACAGTCATTATTAACACAAGATTATTTTGATGAGTTAACCCCGAGAACCGAGAACAAATATATAAAACACAATGCCTTTGATACTGCTCCTCCTATAAATGGACAGGTATATGATAATATAATACCCATTGTAGATAAAAAACTAGACCAGACGACATGTAGCACACCCACTATAGCCCGTGTTGCTGGAAAATGGGATAGGATATTTCCCACAAATAGTAATGAACTGGTATTCTCAAATACGCCCGTCAGATGTACATATGACATTATAACAACCATATTACAAGTGAATGCAAAGGAAGGGAACGGGCTCACTACAAATGAAGTGAAAGATCTTCTATCAGAAGAGTACGTATCTTTATATAATGAAAATGGTCGAGGCATTATATCTGCTCTTAGAATGGAGGGAAAAGCAGCCATGGTTAAACAACTGATATTTGGACAAATTACCCTGCCCGATTTAATTATGAGCGAGGAGTATTATCTAACTACACTAGATATATGGATAATAGCCCGATTATTCAAAATACCCATTGTTTTATACTCAGCAACCAAATTCCCTGAGAATAACAAGACTATTTTAGTAGTATATTCAGATTTATCGGATAATTATTTTTTTATTAAGGTGCCTGGTATTAAAGTGGAGGTTGCTTCAAATTATAGATTACTAGTTAATAAGGCAAAGTCCAAAATATCCATCTTAACACTAAACGCCGAGACGAAAAAGGAAATTCAATCCCAAAGCACATCTAGCGATGATTTATTATTAACATTTTTAAATGCACCAATAAAGAGAAATCTAAGGATTGTTCTGGATGATTCGCAAGATGAAAAAAAGATTCCTAAGGAGCCAAATAAGATTCCTAAGGAGCCGAAGAAGATTCCTAAGGAGCCGAAGAAGATTCCTAAGAAGCCGAAGAAGATTCCTAAGAAGCACAAGGTAGTGGTGTGATGAGTGTCCGATTAAAAAGATTAAAATAATTAAATTATTTATAATAATTTAATTAGGTCAAGTCAAGTATGCTTAAAATCCTGCATCATACGCATCGTCAATCATTCCCATGTCTTCTGCTATAATATTGTGAGCATTTGTTTGAATATTCAAGTTACTTGTAGAACAAGGATTGTCTGTAGAACCCAAATCAGCAAAGGCCTCATCAATTGCCTTTGGAACATCAACCAACTCTAGTGTTTCGCTAGTAATTTCAGACAATAGGTCTGTATCCAATACGCACGAGAAGGCGCTTGTGCCGAAATACCCTTCTTGTCCGCACATGACATTGGCCGATATTCCTCTCATTGGGTCAAGTTCGCCATGACGGGCCGCTTTTAAAAACATCTCAGGCGTTTCCTCGAAAGAGGCCTTGGCGATGGGCCCAATATCATCATTATTAATGCCATGTCTGAATACAGATATCATATTCTTACTACAAGTCATCCTATTAACTAGAATGCCGAGATGATGGGAATTGATATACGTATTATCGTGCTCCATCACTTCAGTGATTTCGTTGTAAATTGCTTGGCGCGCTGCCTCAATGCCCAGCGTCTTATATATTTCCTGTAAATCGTTTGTATATGTTCGAGACGAATCAATATAATCTAGTCCCAGCAAATCGATTAGGTTTGTTCCAACCGTATCCAATACCCAGGTCTCTTTGCGGGCATATGCGCCATTTTCTCTCACCATGCTATCTACAATTTTGCGGGGAATTAGTTTGCGTAGACCCTTAATCCCACGCAAGACTAGATTATCTAGTAATTGGTCTTGAAAATTCTTTAGCATATAAATCTCATCCTGCTGATCGAGCGGGTCTTTATTTTTAATGTTCTTCTTCTTAAGGACATTGGATAGTCGGAGACGGAAGATGAGTTTGTCTTGGTTGTAGTCGCTATATACACACGACACCTCGTCCCGGTATGCATTTTTAATGGCAAAGTTAATATCGTCCATGGTTATATTACGGTCAAACATTTCCTCTTGATTTACTTCCATTCTAATAATCCACTTAGACCGTTCTGCTGACGGAGTTTCTTTTTCGTCCTTAAGACATCCTGCCAGGGCCGTTTCGAATAGTTTATACTGTTCCATAAGCACCGCGTCTTCTTTAACCAGGGTTGCCCCGTCGTCTGGGTCGAAGCAGATTGATATCGAGTCAACCACTTCTCGTAGCTGAGTATGCTCAATTCGGTGCATAATTCGCTTTGCATTTTCTTGATCTAATTCCTCATGTGGAAATAAATGAATAGTACACGAGGGTTTCTTTGGGTTCTCGGATAATGACAAGATTTCCTCAAATCTGGTAACGCCGTGAGTGATGTTGGCCTTTGAAGCAATCCCCGCAAAATGAAAGGTGTTTAGGGTCATTTGTGTAGTAGGTTCTCCAATACTTTGGGCCGCAATGATTCCCACCATCTCTCCTGGAGCAACAATGGCCTTTTTGTATGCAAGCACAATCGCATCCATAATAATCAACAAGGCCTTTTTATTAATTCTCTTTACTAATAGCAAATCTCTTGGTGAAAGATAATAGTAGAATAAGATTTTAAATAGATGATTGGGCTGAACATAATGAATCAATTCGAGGCGTTTATACGTATCATCAATGATCTTGAATGCTTCCAAGGGCGTAATATCGACCATGGAATTTGCATTGATAAATAATTGTCCCTGTACATTCTTGATAATATATTTAAATGCCACAGGTACATTGATGGTATTATTCTCTCTTGATTTATACACGTTGACTAGCATGCTTTCACGGATACCGACCATCATATCAATAACCTCTTTACATTTAAAAGTCAATTCTTTCTTTTGAGATTTCATTCGTGTAATAACACTGGAGGTATAGGTGGCTTTTGCAATTGGCACCGACAAGTCATTGCCCGTAAGTTGGAAATAAGCATAGATGTCCTCGATCGACATTGATACGATTGGTAGTTGTTGACTTTCAACTTTAACCGTGTCAAACCCGTCATCTCCATACGAGTATTGTATGATTTTTTGTTTATTGTTGCGAACGGTCATGTCATATTCAATCTTGATGTCCTCAAGGCTTTTAACCAATCGACGCTGAATGTATCCAGTTTGGCTGGTTTTAACGGCCGTATCAATCAGACCAACACGCCCTCCCATGGCATGAAAGAATAGTTCCTGCGGAGTAAGCCCACCAATAAAGGAATGTTCCACAAACCCTCGAGCTGATGGAGAATCGTCAAATTTATTATAATGGGGCAAGGTGCGGTCTTCGAATCCATATGGAACTCGTTTACCATCCACCTGCTGTTGCCCCAAGCAGGATATCATTTGCGAGATATTAAT